TTATGGTAATCAATTTTAGAAAACTGAACCGTCAGGTTCTCCCTTTCAAGCCCGAAACGAAACAAGGATTTATCTTCATCGCCACAAACGAACAAAAGGAAAACGGTCTTTTCAGTATCGCAAAAGTTGGGAGCAAAAGAAGCCTTATGACTATTCTCGTTGATACTATCAATTCCGATGAAGACTTCAAACGCGAATTTTCAATCTGAACAGGAGGACAGAATTATGAAAGACAATATGAACAGTATTATCGAAGCGGCTTTTTGGGCGGGATTTGAACCAAGTTCAGATGACTTGACAGAAGCCGCCTTGTATGAGGAAGCAAAGGTATATTTAGAAAAATCAATTCAGTATTAACCCAAATAAAATTTTCAAGTATGGAAACAATGACAGTGACAAACGAAAAGACCCTGCAACAGGGTTTGAATGATGTTGTAATCAACAAGGTTCAGAGAATGATAGACGGTAAATCCGTTGGGGTTCAAGCTACAATGGAGCGTCTTATCAGCGAGGGAAAGATAGCGCAGGATTATATCGCCCCGATAGGCGTTAACCTGAGACAGAAAGACCACAGCCCCGTGATAACATTCAACGGGGGAGAACGTCTGATGATGAATATGCCTGACGGTCAGTTCTCGCTCCATGATAACGCCATAGGGCAGCTTGCTGACAGAATGGGAGTTCCGCAGCGTTATCTCAGACAGCTTGCGCAGGGGGCTGAGTGGGCTAAGAACCTTGCCGCCGAAATTCTGAACGAGCATAGCGGTTGGACGGAAAGAAGCCGTGTTCTTGTCAGAACCGTAGGGGAGCAGGTTCGGGGTGTTCTCTCTGACAGCTACCGCCGTCTGAACAGCGTTGAAATCCTGACGGCTTTTGTTCAGGAAGCGAGCAAGCAAGGGGCGGTAATTTCGGACGCTTATATGAACGACACAAAGGTTTGGGCAGAAACAATCCTGCCACAGCCAATCGTCATACCGACAGCGAAGAACGGCGATGTCATCATATTTGCGGGCGCACGGTTCTCAACCTCTGACTACGGGGACGGGGCGGTTGACATGCGGGCGTTTCTCTTGAACGGGGCTTGCCTTAATGGTATGGTTCGTGAAAGCGTGATGAAGCAGGTTCACTTGGGGTCTAAGCTGCCTGATAACCTGAAACTATCCAACAAAACGTATGAACTTGACACGAAGACCACCGTTTCAGCGGTCAAAGACCTGACGAAAGGGCTGTTCGGGAAAGATAACCTGATGAAGAAAGCCTACGAGATACAGGGGGCTTCCGAAATTGATGTTGACTTTGAGCATGAATTGAAGAACCTGACAAAGAACGGAAGTCTTCTGAAACAGGAAAGTAAGGAAGTTGAAAAGATTTTGATGCGCAATGACCCCGAAGATGGTGTTCAGGGAGGTTCAACCCTTTGGAAGCTCACTCAGGCAATCACGGCTCACGCCCGAGAACTGACTCCCGAAAGAAGCCGGGAATTACATGAAATTTCAGGTTCGCTTCTCAACCGTGTGAAATTACAAGCATAAATTAACAATCTCCCGTGAACCCGTCAAAAGCGGGTTTGCGGGATTAAAAATAGACTGCAATGAAAAAGACAGATTTGACATTTATCGGGATTGACTGTTGGGACAGACCCGTTTACAGAGACACCAACGGCAAATTATGGAAAGACATTACGCTTGGGAGCGATACGCCTGAATTATATTCAGCTTGCAATAATGACTTTGAGGGAGAGCCTGATATGCCTATTGAAATGACTTATCCCGATTTTGAATAGTTGACATGATGTTTAACCACGCCCGACAGAGAGCCGTAAAAGCCCTGTGTCGGGTTTAATAACTGAGAAACAACGATGACAGACGAAAAGAAATTTGAGTTCAATGAAGATATTGAAAATGATTGTTTAATGACATGGAAGAACGCCCGGACTTTGGGACGTTATAAGGCTCTCTGTAATGAACGTGATTCGGTTGACGTGAAGAAATACGATTGCTTCTTCGCTTTCGGTAATGAATCATTCGCAAGGGGTATGAAAGGAATACGCCCTTTGAATGACGGGGAGAAGATTTACAGTTTCGGCGCAGGGGGCTATGGTACAAAAGACGGTATAGAACGCCTGTTCAAGTTTTACGAAGACATGGAAGCCCGAATAAAGAATGAATGTGACCCGCAGGAGGTTTATTGCTATGAATACAATAACCATGAATGTTGCATTGCCTTTGACGGGGATATAGAAGCTATCAGGCTTGTTGCCGGGATATGGGGTGTCGAGACAGCGAAAACAATCAAACGGAGGTCGGCTTTTTATAGGGTTGAAGAGCTTTTCAATTGAAAAAGCAATGTTTTCTACGAGATAATATATGTTTTCTCGTAGAAAACTCTGTTTAATTAGTGTTTTCTGCGCAAGAAACCCCTAAAGGAGAGGAAAGAAAAGAATATAGAAAAAAATACTACTAACGTAGTATAAAAAAAGACCCTGACGGGTCAGGCGCACACGCCGTTTTTTGGAGGGGTTCGCCTGACACAAGGTTTGGGGCGTTAAACAGAAAAAGACTATGGCGAAAGAGCAAAAGACGATTTACCGGGTTCAGTTCAAAGAACCGCCATTGAACGATGACGAAAGAACAGAGTTCTTCTTCACGTCACTTGCGGCGATTTATGATGTCTTCACGGCAGAACAAATCGGCTGTCGGGTCAACCGCTTGTACAACATCGGTCTACCTGACGGTACGCCGTATGACGGGAAACGTTGCCTGATAACTCAGGAGGCGGTTCACAGTAAGGCGCAAAAAAGCCCGTTCACAGGTTGATGATGAAGACAAGCCCAAATAAGCCGATTTAAGACGTGATTTTAAGTAGGCTTATAACTTATACAAGATTGACTGTGAAAATTCAATAGCGGGGCTAAAAACGGGCAAATTGAGGGTGTTTGTGATTATGGTGTAATCATGTTATTCGGTTTACCCGTTTGAGGCTTTCAAAAAAAAATATTCGCTTTTTTTGCGAACTCTCAGAAAAAGAACTTATCTTTGCTGCAGAAAAAGAACTGAATATGGAAATAATCTTCAATGAAGAATATCTTCGGGAAATGTATAATACCGGGCGAACGGATAAGAAACACCGTTTTCAGCCTCAAATTATACGGAAATATATTCGTGTGATAGATTTGATGAGGGACACTTCAAATGTCTTGGGGTTGATGCGATACAACGCATTGAATTACGAGAAATTGAAAGACGATAAAGCGGGTCTTTCTTCTGTGAGAGTGAATGACCAATATCGCATTGAATTCGAGGAACATACCAAAGACGGGGAAACCGTTGCCACGATATGTAATATTACAGATTTGTCAAACCATTATAAATGATTGATTATGATAACAATACCGGGAGTTGACCCTAAAATGATTGCTAACAATCTTGAACCTGCGTTTCCCACGCATCCGGGGGAAATCTTGAAAGAAGAAATCGAATACAGGGGGATTTCTCAACGCAAGTTGGCAGAACGGATGGGCATAGGCTATTCTGTTCTGAATGAGATATTGAACGCCCGCCGACCTGTCACTGAAAAAACAGCGATGATGTTTGAGGCTGCGCTGGGGGTTGAAGCTGAACCGTTGATGCGTCTTCAAATGAGATACAATGTGCGTATCGCTCAAAAAGACAAATCTTTCATGCAGCGTTTGGATAATATCCGCAAAATTGCCGCCGTTCTTTAGTGGCGTTGCGATTGCGCCCGAATGCCGGGCGATAATTCAGAACGTGAAGACTTACACCAATTTGGAAAGTAAAGCGTTTATACGTCAAATTCGGAGAAAATAACTTAACCAATCAGAGTATGGAAACAGTTTTTGATTATAACATAACAGACAAAGAGCGTGAAGACATCGGAATATCTGACAAGGAGCGTTATTTGGCTATTGTGGGGGAAGATACTGCAAATTTAGACCTTGCCACCCTTTTTCATACCCGAGGGGATAATGACAGGATGGCAAGGTACGCTGATAAACTTCCGCTTGATATGAAGTTGGATTTTTATCGGACGGTTACGCACCCTTGATTCCTCTTAGTGTTTCTGCAAATTCACTTGAAGACATTCTGAGATTTTTAACAAGTTCTTTTGCTGTTTTCAAGTCATATTTACTTTTCGCTTGAACAAACTTCACGATTTCCTCGTGGATTTCTTCATACGGGGTTTTCAGAATGATGTCTTTGAAATGGGCGTGCGCTTCTGCTTGTGTGACGTTTATATGCTTCAATAGGTTTTGAAAATTAGAAACGAAACGCCCATAACCATAACCCCGTTCAATGATTTCTTTAGTGTTGACCGCCTTCCCTCCAAGGCTTTTCACAAAGTCACGGTATGAATGACGTGCGCAGAACTGATTGATAGTTTCCATTGAACGGCTTCTTAAATCAGTTTTATTTCTCAAATTTTTCCAACCGATAGCTTGCGCATGGCGTATTTCATGCCATAGGCTTTCAAGGGCGTATTCTTGTTTGAATGTCATATCAATACCCGTGGATATGGCTTTTAAAGCCCCCTTGACTTCTTCAAGCGGGTTGAATATCTCGCCGCTGACAAGCTTAAATTCCCGGTTGGCAATCTTGATTGTGTTCCCCGCCATGTTATAAGCCCCTGTGGAGTTCAGATAAGACCGGGAGTTTGCCATAAAGAAACTTACGCCTTTAGCCCGTGTTATCACGACATCAGTCAACCCACCGAGGAATAAATCGGGGTTGTTCTGGGCAAAGGTCTTAATCGTGTTCTGAACCTCTTTGCCCGTGATATAGTTCGGGTCTTTGAGTTTCAGAAAGGCTTCTTTCAGGTTCTCAATAAGCCCCGCATCTTGACCGCCTTTCAGTGTTCCCATGTTCTGAATGAACCTTTCAGGAATAAACTTCACGTTATCACGAATGAAGTACGGAACAGATGACATACGTTTTGCCCGGTCTTCATTATCAGCAAGCCATTGTTTGAAATTATCGGGTACATCTTTGACCTCGTTCTTGCTCCCTTGAACGGGTTCTTCTCCCGCCATAATACGGCGGTTGTCCTCTGCCATTTCTTCCTCAGTCTTCAAGACTGTTTCAGCATGACAGCGGCAATGTGGATGCCATCCCGTGAACTTGAACGTTTTCGGGTAAAGCCCTTTCAGTTCATCGCAAATGTCCCTGAACGCAACGCCGTTCAAAGTGTGGTTATTACTCAGCTTGATTTCAATTCCGACAACGAAATCAAGGTCTTGCCAGCGGGTATAGTCTGCCGTTCGATAAGCGATGTTCGTTTCTGTGGCGGCGAGGCGGCGAGTGTTCTTGAATGAAGAACGGTAAACGCCTTGACCGGGATGAAAAGCCGCCGCCCGCTTGGATAACTGCAAAACCCCGTGTTCATCCTTGACACGTCTGAACAGTTTGTCGGGAAATTTCAGGTATTGACGCAGTTCTTTTGTCATGTCCTCGGCAGATACGCCGTTTCTCAAACTGACATCAAGCCCGAGTTCTATTTCCTCCTTGAACTGGTTCGTATAGTTCCATACACGGTCTGATAGCTTCAGCCCGTTTGTCTTTCTCTGAATGAACGCTTCACGGGCTTCATCGTTCGTGGAGAAATAACGGCGGTATTGAGCCTGAGAGAGTTTTCCCACGTTATCCCCGAAGACCCGACGGGCGAGTTCGTTGTTCTTGTTGTTTGATAGAGACCAAGCGGAGTTTATGCCGTTGACTATCGCCGCCGACAACCCGCTTTTTAGCCCCGACAACAGCTTTTCTATTCTTTTGCGTGTAATTGGATAGTCGCTGAAAGAAAAAAGCCTGTCGGGGTTAAAATCGCTTATGGTCGCACCGATACGTGCGGCTTCCTTGACAGCAGCCTCGTAAATCTGTTCTATGCGCTTGTCAAGGGCTGACAGGTCTTTCAAGTGTTGACGTTCCCATTTATTCAGCCTTGCCATTGTTTACCTCCCGTTTGATGAAGTGTTCGCACTGAGGGTCTGAAAGAAAGCGACAGAACTTTCCGTCCGTGTAGAACGGGCAACGGCACATGAATGGTTTCCCGTTTGCGCCTATCTCATGCCAATCATAGCTGTGCCCGCAGTCACGGCATTGAAATTTCGGTTGTTCTTTGGTCTTTGGCGGTTGTCTTCTTCTTGATATAGCCATAATTTCCCCCTTTCTTGTTATTCAGTCATTTCAAGGCTGTCATACATTTCTTCTTCCTTGATTTCTTTCAGCGTCTTGTCAACGTCATCAGATTGCCCGTAACGCTCAATGGATTCACGCTGAGACATAAGAGGCTTGCCACCGTTGGCTGTCATCAAGTTGTTGATGTCATCCTTTTCATCCGATATTGTGAACGGGGTAATGATGATTTCAGCTTTCAGAGCGTCAATGTCGGCGGCGTAGCTTTCCCCGAAGACAATCTTTGCGTAAGCCTTGATAACGTTTATTTCACGGTCGAAGAACTCAATCAGCGGTCCTTTTTCATCGTTGACTTTCAGTTGTGCGTCAATGAACAGTTGTTTCCGGCTCTCTCCTGACAAGGCGACTTGCGACATCTTCTCGTAAGACCAATCAGGGAGTTGAAGCATTGTGAAATAGAGGTTTCTCAACTCTGAGACGTGGAATTTCAGGTTCTCAACGGCTTGTTGCCAAGTGACATACTGCGCTGTTGAGCCTTTCGGGTATTGCATGACGGCACGGGCTTCCTTATCAGGGCTTTTTTCATCGCCGTAGCTTATCGCTTCATCAGCGAAGACACAGAACAGTGGCTTTGAGTTCTCACGGATGTAATTACCGTTACGGCTCAAAGACCATTCAATTTCGTAAACTGTATCTGACGTGAATTCCCAAATCGGGAAAGGACGGCAGGCGTAAATTGCGGGGATTTTCAAAAGCGTTATATCTTCATTCTCAATCTCCTGCCATGAACCGCTTTCAGAAGACCATTTGATGTGCTTGTTTGCCGTGTATGCGTCAAAGAACTTCACGGTCTTTCTCCCTTTCTTCCTTTGATAGCCGACTGACATTGCTATCATGTCGCCGTATTCATCGAAAAGGGGGTATAGGTCATCGCCGAGCATGGGGGAGAACGTGCGACAACGGATTTTCAGGGGGCTTTTTCTTCCGTAAAGCGTGTTGTTCTGTTCAAGGGCGTACCATAACGTCATAATCTCGCAGCCGGCAAAGAACCTGTTCACACGGTCTATGTCAACGCTGTCGATGCGGTTCTTGTCGAGGACGCTTGTGATGAATGTCGCCACTTCTTTCTGTTTGTCGTTCTCAGGCTTGAACACACGTTTGACAGGTATAGCCGTAACCAGTTCTGTCATTCTCTTTGATGCGAGTTTCTGAAAGCCGAGCGCAATGCGGGTCACGGGCTGAATCCCGTCTTCGTTCACGATGTCGGGGTATTTCTGTCTATCCATAACGGGATGAAACTTCGGGTTATACTCCATTTCAAGCCCTTTTCTGCCGCCCCAAACAGGGACGTTCACGGTCTTTTCACTCAGGGCGGCAATCTTCTGTTCTGCCGTCATGTCTGAATTTAAAATTTCTTCGATTGTCATTGTTTGATATTTTTTGAATTGAACATTCTGTTTGTTATCTCCGTATCATTTTCGCAATTCTGTTCACGTTGATAGGTTTCGCATACCGAACGGGATAGAACGTGTTAGCCAAAGCGTCAAACTTATCAGGGCTTCGCCCGAGGCGTTCTTTGATGTCTTCTTTCGGTTCAATATAAAGTTTGCCGTTTGACTTTACCGAGAACTTTATTTCCGTGGCTTCTTCGTCAAACTTGTCATCCGGCGGCAGCATGGCTCCCGTGTTGTTTCTTGGGTTCAGCCAATCACGGACAGCCCAAAACAGATAAGCACGCATATTGAAGAACTTGTTTTGCCCCGTGATGTCACTCAGTTCACGCCCGTTAGGGGTCTTTGCGCTCTCTGAATACTTGCAACTCAGGATATAATGGGGTTCGTCTTCAAGTTCAACGCAGCGGCTATAAACGCCCGCACCTTCGCCGATTGTGTCAATACTGACGTAAAGACCGATGTTCTGTCGGCGGGCAACCATGATTTTCCCAGCTACTTTCATGTGGTCTGCCACACCGCCTGAATTGTGTGTGTCAAAGGAAGCCACCCAGTTGTCACGGCGAAGAACATAACACGTTGCGTCACGCCCCATGCCCGCCACGTCAACACCGAGAATATTGAGGTCAGCCCGAAGCGGTTCACGCCCTTTTGCTTGTTTCCAACGTTCGTGCGCTTCTTCAAGCCATTGACGGGGAATAAGCGTGTCTTCATCGACTTTCGGGAACAGACCGAGGACTTTCTTTCTGAACAGGTCTTCCGGGCGATACCATTGCCCCTCGAACTCAAAGTCATCCATTTCTGATATGATTTCATCGGGGGATATTTTCTCACACCAATTTTCAAGTTTATCCAACACCCAATCGTAGTCAACCTGACCGGGAATAATAATCTTCTTGCTTGCGATATTCGGGGCTGTCAGGCTGTTCAGACGGTATTTGTGCCAACGGTCGCCTTTCTGAGATTTGGCTGCGTATCCTACTGTCGTATTGGGGTTGAAGACAATCAGAATACGGCTATCGCCCTGCAGGTTTCCCTCAATGGCGGCAAATGTGTCATCCCCTATACCTGTTGCCTCTGTGATGACGAACATTGTATGAACGGCGTGGAAACCTGACCACGCTTCATGGTTGTGTTCATCAGCCTTGAAACCCGTCAGGAACCATTCATCATTGTTTGTTCTTATGTCGTAAGCGTTCAGTTTGCCGATAAGTTCAACGCCACGGGCTTTTGCCCTGTTGAAAAGGCGGCTTATCTCAGGCATCATGATGTTCTTCACTTGTCGGTCTGTCGGGGCTGTCAAAGCGACCTTGGTGTTTTCAACAAGTTCTATTTCCCCCAAACTGTTCTTTCTCCAACGAGGTGTGAGATACAAGAAACAGATAGCGGCACAAGCCGCAACGAAATCTTTTCCTCGGGCTGTCCCCGATGCAACCGATGTTCGCCTGTTGTGTTGAACGCTTGACAGTATTTCTTGCTGTTCTTTGTCAAGGGTCACTCCGAGGGCTTCACGGACAAACCTGTTCCAGTCTGCCCGCCATAGGTTCATCAGTTCAAGACCTTTCTTGCGGAGAATATCTTTATTCTGTTTCTTCATTGAGTTATTTTTTGCTGATTCGCCCTGTGCCGGGCTTTCGTTTTCAAATGGTAATTTTATACGAGTGAATGATTTCAGAGCCACATTCGGGCGCAATCGGTGTTATTCTGCTTCGTCCTGCGTTTCGGGTTCATCCAACAAGCCGCTTTCAATCAGCAGAGAGGCGAAAGATACATTTCCGTTGATGTCTTTCTTTTCGGGAGCGTAAAGACCAAGCAGCTTACGCCGTTCTTCAAGTTGTTTCCTGATTTCGGCGATATATGACGGGTCTCCGAGCATGATAACCTCTGTTTCCGTCCTTTCTGTCTGATACGTCCTGATTGAAGTCTGCCCCGTCTCGTTGTCACGGGCGGGAGAGCCTTTCTGCTTGCGTTGTGTCTTGTTGTAATCAGTCTTTGACTTTTCCCACTGTTCCCATAGTTCCCGGCAGGTTTCGTCAATACGTTCAAGTTCAAGTGTCAGAGCAGCGTCCATGTCTTCAATTCTGTTTTCCCGCCATTCGTCAAGAAGCGTCTGCACGTCTTTGTGAACCGTGGCGAGGGAATAAGAAGACAGTTCAAGCCGCTTCACGACTTCTGATTGAATTTTTCTGAGGCTGTAACCCCGCTTGTACATTCCCGCCACGATTTCGAGACGGGCTTGTTTCAGTTGGTTTCTTTTCTTTTCCTGTGCCTTGCTCATAGTTCTTTTGTCATTGAAAGAAAGTTCAGATAAAAGTCAAGGTTGCAGCTTGACAGTTCGATGTATGTTCGCCCGAACTCAGGAAACGTATGAACGGCAAAGTGGCTCTCGGAAAGCAGCCATAAAGCCGTGTAACCTTGTGGGCTGAAATGATGTTCCGTGCAACTCAGAACATTGAAACCCGCTTTACGGAGAAGTTCGTCAAACATTCCCCGCAGTGCTTTCGGGTCGGTCTCTTTGACCCATTGGGCGTGATTCCAGATTTTTGCTTGCATGGTCTTATTCATTTTCAGTTGTTTCACTCTCAGAAGAAGTTTCAGTGGCTTCAAACTGAACCATGTCTTCTTCTGTGTACTCAATTTTCGGGTATTCTTTCTTTATGTCTTTCGGGTTGCCTTTGAAGAACACGAGAATGTGCTGGTGCGTCTTTGCGACCTTTCTTGTCTCCATATACCGGGCGGCTCTCAGGGCTGTTGAAGCGGTTTGTTCAACAAGGATGATTTCATTATACAGAAGAACGCCCGCTTCTTTGAATATCCGCTTGATGTCGCCGCAGAAGTCATAATAAAAGCCCGTCTTCCGGTCACGGACATCGCCCACACCGATAACGGCGAAACGGTTATTTCTCAGACAGCCGACAGCCGCCGTGAAAGCGTTCTTCAATATCTGAATGAAGTCTTCATAGCTGTCCTGATTGCTTGCGTCATTCGGGAGGTCTGAATACTTTTCAAGGTCAAAATATGGAGGACAACTGAACAGCAGGTCTTGGCTCTCGGGGTTGATGTGCTTCGCCACGTTCTGACCGTCATCGCAAATGTAGCGGGCTGTCATATCAGCCACACGCTCGTTGTTCAGGCTCGCTTGCTGTTCTCTCAGTTCAATGCCCGTGAAGCTATTGCCAAGGTAAGCTGAAACAAAGCCAAAGACGCTATCGCCAGCGAAGCAGTCAAACGTCTGACAGTTCTTGAACCCGAACCAACGGCAGACGATTTCAGCCATAACGGGGTCAAGGATGGAAACGCCCTGAGCAACGATTTTCGACTGTTCCCGTTCAAGGTCTTCTTTTGGAACGTACTTTTCGATGTATTCTTTGAATGAAATACCAAGTTCTTTCCTGTGTTCACGGGTTCTTTGATACAGGTCTTTGTACTTGATTTCAAGGCTTGTCACAAGCGTATCATTACGGCTTTCTCCCATATCCCCGATGATGTCGTACCACTTCTTCTTGCGGTCTTGCCAATAGCCTTTACGGGTGTCAAGGATAGAGAACGGGGGTACGACAAAGCGGTCAAACAATGATAATTCGGGTGCGCTGTTCGGCAGGGAAGAAGAACCGTTCCTGCTTTCGCCCTCTGACTTGTCTTCCCACAGGTCTAAGCCCCAATCAACAAGTTCTTCCGTGTCCCATTCATTAGCGAGAGCGTCCATGTCCCACTCTCCATAACCCACGTTGTCTTTGATGATGAACTCCCGCTGTTCTGCGTCTGTCAGTTCAGAAGCCTTGATAACATGGGCTGTCGGTCTGTCAAGCCACTTTTCCCAATGACTGCGTAAAAGGTCTCGTTCTGCTTCTGTCTTCTGTGCGTATCCTGAACATTCCCCAAGCCGGGTATTTATTTCAGCGGGAGACATTTCAGCGATAGCGGACAAAGCCCGAAGACGCATATTCCCGCCAAGAACCGTGAACGTGTTGTCAACGACTATCGGGCGAAGTTCAAGCATCTTCGGGAGAATTAGAATAGACCTAATCAACTTCTCAAACTTGTCATTCTTGATTGTACGGGGATTCGCCCCGTTAACCTGAATTTGTGAAAGATGAATAGTTTCTGTTTTCATACTCTTTTTTGATTAGTGATTACATTGTACGCACAAAAGTATGAAAAAGCGAGTATAATATAATCACTTTTAGGCAAAAAAGGGGCTTTTTAAGGGGTAAAATCATTCAAAATGGCTGATTTCATCAAATCAAGGGTCTTTTTCTTGTACAAGTCATCAGGCGTTGTTCTGAACACACGCCAGCCCATGAGCGTAGCCGTATTATACTTCTCAATGTCTCCAAGAAAACCTTTTGGGGAAGTATGCCGTCCTCCCGTCCATACACCGCCCTCAACTTCAAGGGCGATTTTGTGTTCAGGCACGGCGTAATCAAACCGCCACTTCCTGACGGGGTGAAATTTGAACTCTTTTACACAATCTACTTTCAAATCGGTTTTGCAAATAACCGTGAAAACGTCACGCAGGGGCGGTTTTGCCGCTGTCTGTCGGCTTTTCTTTGTTTTTGCGATACTTTTATCAGCTTTCATGTTTTAACGTGATTTTTGGGGCTTGTTTAAAGGCGAGGAAAACAGAAAGGGGATTGCTCCCCTTTGTTTGTGTTTATTCTCATTTTATCAGAATGGCAGGTCATCCGTATTTTCCACAGCTTGCGCCCCGTCAAAGGTTGAACCGACATTCATCTGTGGGGCGGCTTTCTTCACAAGCGGTCTCATGCCGCCGATAATCGGGAGGGCTTGCCTCTGTTCTTCAGATAAGGCTTCGTATATCTCCTTGTCAAGTGACTGTTTGATACAGTGTGTTTCTTTATACTGCGGGTTCTCCATTTCTATGGCTGTCAGGTTCAGATAAACGCCTTTTTCCCCGACATAAAGCCCGCTGTCATCAACCGGGATGACAAGACAGCGTTTTGTTTCCGTGCGCCCTTTGAAGTTTGTTATGAACGCCCCTTTCAGTTTCAGGAGGTCTTCTTTGATTGAAAAATTACCCATAATTTCTTGTTTTTTATTCGATTAAATATCCGTTTTCTGTAATAAGTTCACTTCATTTGCGTTCAGCCTCTCAGACTTAATGATAGCCCTTTTTCTTCGGGTTGCTCCGGGTTCTGAGCCAATATGGTTTCCGTTGCCAGTGCTTCCGGGGATGCAGCCGTTCCCTATATGGAGGGTAGGGGTTACGCTCTGCTGGTTCAGAACAGATTTCATAATCTTCAAGGCTTATTTTTTTCAGTTCATATTCCAAGCTGCGTTCAATAACTTGCGCCATCAGACATTCAGCCCCGAGCCTTGATATTTGTTCGATAGCCCGTTCAAACTCAGCGATAGACATTCCTAAAGATTCCTGAGCGTTTATCAAAGCCTCTTTTAACTCTTTTACCGCTTCATCAAGGAGACCCAACTTTTCTTGAAGACGGTCACAAACGTCATTCAGGCTGTTTCCCATAAGTCAGCCCTCCTTTTCGTAAGCCCATCCGAGAAGACGGTCAAAGGGAAGCCCTATGCGATGATGCGTGTCTTTTCTTGAAAGGCAGAAATCCCCGTCATCGTCAACCTCTCCGTCCGTGCATCCTCTGTAAATTTGCCCGTTATTGAAAACGAATAATGCCGTGCGGTTGCTGTCAATGCTGCCGATGTCTTCCGGGTCTCTCAATGTATAACGCTGACCGTTTGAAAGCGTTATTTTACACCGTGTCACGTTTTTCATACTTGTTTCTCCTTTCTTGTTTCTTGTGTGTCAGATGTTGTTCTGTCCTCGTATGAAAGCGTGATACCTGTCAGAACCCCGTTATCGTCACGCTTGAACAGAGCACGTTCAAGGTATATTCCTCCCTGCTCAAACTGTTTGTTGGAGGCTTCAAGAAAACCCCTGACTTCTTCAATGTTTATTTTCCTGTCCATTGTTACACATAGTTTGAACCTTGACATTCTCTGTTGCTTTTCCAACCCGCTTTTGATAACTGTATTGAACATCGCCCGTTCTGTTTGTGAAGTAAACGTAACGGTCACTGTCACGGAAACGATAAACCGTGATACCGTCAACCGTGAACAGTTTTTCAACGGGGTATGATTGGTTAGAACTCGCCTTGACTTCTTCAACTTGTTTTGATTCGCACGCTGTCAGGGCTAAGAGTGCGATTGAAATAATGATAATCTTTTTCATTTTGTTGGTATTTTAGTGTTAAACACGTCTTTGAGCCATTGTTTGTACGGTAGGATTGGTTTACCGTATAAAGTCATATTGGCTTTGTAGCTTTCGTACATCTGTTTGCGAAAATCTACGGGAATTTGTTTTTTCTGATTTCTCAATTTCATCTTTGTATATTTTAAGTGAATAAACTCAGTTGTACGGGTCTGTCTTTGACCGTTCTTTCATATATCGGGCAGCGGTCTTTGTAAGAGCAACAACCGTTTTTTGCGGCTGAGAACCTTTCATCCCAAAGCCGCTTGTATTCATCTGTTCCCATTTCGGCTTCTGTGTTCAGAAACTGAACCAGCTTTATACAGAAGAAGCCCCGTTCTTCTTGCTTCTCATCGTGAAGCGGTATCAAGCCGTTTCCTTTCGGTCTCATGGTCTCAACTGTTTAAGAAGTCTTTCAAGACCCCGCCCGTCCTTTATGCTTTTTCCTGTTGCCCATCCACTGTACGGGAAGAACGTCACTGTTTGCCCTTTGTGAATGAACTGTATCTGAGTGTTGTCACGCTGAACAATCTCAAAGCCGATTTCCTGAATGCGGCTGACAGCATATTCAATGCGTGTCGGTTCAAGCCGTTTTTGCCTTTCAATGTCTAATCTTGCCATAACTTCGGGTTCTGTTTTTCGTGAATAATTCTTTGAACTCTCTCTATTTCGTCATCAATGATCCGTTCAAGCCTCTTGCTTTCTGTCAGGGCTGAATTTGTCTTGGTCTTGAAATATTCCCGCTGTTTTTCTCTCATTCGGACAACAGCGTCAAAAAATTCTTTCGGCTTCATCTTCTGTTGTTTTTAGTCAGTTTTTTTATAATTCTGTTCAGGTACGCATTTTCGCTTTCAAGGTCTTTTATTTCTTGTTTCAGAACCTTTATGGTTTCATTGTATTGTTCACGCTCAAATTGAGCGGGAGATTTTTCAAAGCGGCAGGTACAATGTTCGATACCCATAGCTGCCGTACCCATACAGCCGGGTATCAAAACCTTTTCGCCTGTTTCCGTGTAGATATAATGGCACTTCATAACTCAAATGATTAAAACGGGCATTCTTCATCGGATGGCTGAAAGTCATCCCAGTTGAATTGAGAGGCTTCAAAGGCTTCCTGCTCACGCCGTTTGATTTCTTCCTGTAAATGGTTGCTGTTATCCCAAACGGGTTCTGTGCCGTTGACAAAGGGGCTGTAACGCCCGTTGTTCAGGTTATATTTGAACAGAGCCATTCCGCACTCTCCGAGGTGTCTGAACTTCACTTTCTTCACGTAGATTTCAACCGTGTTTTCAAGTCGGTTTCTGTGAACGACAATACCGAAATCAGCCTTGTTGTAGAAGTTCGCTGAGCCGCTGATGTCATAAAGTGTCGGTATCTCAGGCTCACCGTCTTTGTTCTTCTGCATCTTTGTTGGGTGCGCCATAAGGATAACCAACACATCATGCAGCTGTGCGAAGTTTGTCAGTTTGTCAAGCAGCCTTGATATGTATTTCGTCTCGTTCTTGCCCTCGCTTTCATCTTCAAGCCTGTTATACGGGTCAATAACGAGAACTTTAATACCCTTGCGTCTGACAAGGAATTTCGCCCTTTCGAGAATAGCGTCAACCCTGAAATCGCTTTTCGGGGATATGAAAAAGAAATTTGTTTCAAGGTGTTGTTTCACTTGTTTGTACTCCCCGTATGTCAGGTGTTCTTTGTCAAACTGTTTGCCCGTGAACTTCTCAATCAGTTTTGAAGCGTGATATTCCAGCGGGGCGTTCTCCGGGCTGAAATAAGCGAAACGCCAGCCATAACGAATATTCAATCGTTCTGCAATCTCGTCAATAAATTCAGACTTACCCGAACTCGGAACGCCCGTGATGATACACAGACGCTTTGTTTCAAAAGAGCACAATCGGTCGAAGTTGTCATGCCCGATTGTTACCCCTTTCTGCAAGCCATGCTCAAACAGAGCGTCAAGGGATTGTTCAAAGTCTGACAGCGTGAAAACGCCCTCAATCTTTATCTCGGGAGCGTCAGCGATACATTTCAGAAGACTTTCACGCCCGTACTTCTGCAGGTGTTCGTTAGCGTCTTTGCACCCGTCCCCGTATTCAATTATCCGGCAGCGTTCAGCCCCGAAACGCCTTATCAGTTCTTCTTTCAGAACAACGCCTTTCGTGTCCGTGTCAGATGCGATGTATATTGTCTCTTTGTCATCAAAGTATTCTTCGAGATAGTCATCGAGGTAGTCAAGGTTTGAGTTCGCCCCGTTCGGAACGCTGACAACATCTGTCCGTCCGCATTCAAAGAATGACAGGGCGTCCATTTCGCCCTCTGTGATGATACATTCTTTCGTACCTTTGATGTTGTCAATCCCGTACGGGAGAAGTTCTGCGCCTGAACAGAGTTTGAAACATTTGTCTCCCGTTCTGAATTTCGTGTTGACAAGTTCCCCGTTATGGTAGTAGTTAAACTGAACCGTGTTCGCTTTGCCGTTCTTCTGCGGCATCCATTCAAGCCCCTCGGTTACTTTCATCGCCGTCAGGGTCTTTTCGCTGATGCCACGCCCCTTGAACCATTCAAGGGCTTTCCCAGAGATTGAAAAACAGTCCTGACGTGGGGCGGGTTTCTTGTAAACGGGTTTCTCGCGGCGTATGGGGGCGGCGTTGCGCCACGGGCGGTCTTCTTTTTCCCAAGGCTCTTTTTCCGCTGCACAGCCCGAGAAACCGCAGTAATGACAGTTGAACTCGCCTGTTTCAAGGTTGATAGAGAGACTTTTGTCACGTTTGTCGTGACGCTGGTCATGGCACTGTGGGCAGAAAACCTTTCTGTTCCCTGAACGCCCGTATGGGGCTTTTATCCCGTATTTTTCCCAATTTATGCTCATAATAAAATCCAAGTGTTTGATGATGAATCCCAAGCGTGTCTGTCAGACGGACGGGGTGGGGCTGTAGGAGGTATTATCGCCTTGCCTGAACCGTATGTTCTGTGCCCTGAGTTGTCATAGAACTCGCCGACACCGAGTTGAACCTTTGTGACTTTTGAACCGTTCTGAACGCCGCTGCCTTTATCGTTGTCGTAGTTGCCCTCCTGAACCTTTATCCAGTTTGAACCGTTCTCAAAAATCCAATCGAATGTCGCCGTCCACGCCCTTTTGTTGGATTGCCGCCCGGTCAGGAAGTCGGATGCTTGAACACGCTTGAAGATGTCTTCTGCGGTCTGTAGCCAAGTCTCACGGCTTTTGCCCCATTCGTCACAGCGGCATTTTATTTTTGCTCGCCTGTTGTCATTGAGTTTTTGAACTTTCGGCAGAGATACACAGATTGAGTTCCACAAGGCGCATATATCCTGATAAGGATATTTTTCTTTGCTCTCCTTTTCTTTGCTTTCCTCTCCTTTAGGGGTTTCTTGCGCAGAAAACCGTTCTTCATCCTGTGTTTTCTCGGAAGAAACTTTCTGTTCAGGCTGTTTCTTGTCTTCAAAACTGGGTTTTGACGGGAGGTTGGTGTTACGGGTTCTGTAAACATCTGAAAGGTTTCTGACAAAATTCGCAATCCATAAAACACGATGTTCGTTCCATAGCTCAATGTCAATTTTGTTTAGATTTATCAAGACGTTGATAATGTCTTTCGCCTTTTCCTCTGTGACACGTGTTTTGGCAAGAAGATACTCCCAATTTGAAGCGTTTGAACAATCATAGAAATGCCCCTCACTTTCCCCGAGAATTTCAAGGAGTTTGAACCAAAACGCATATCCGTCATTCCCGAACTTATTTTCAAGGATGAAAATCGTGCGCCCGCCCTTGACGAAGTGCGGGAAATAATCAACGGTTTGTTTTTTCGGTCTTGCCATAGCCTGATGGATTTATAGGGTTGTAAGAATTGATTTGCGGAGTTTCTCGTTCCTTGCGTTCCATTCAAAGGAGCGTATCATCCATTGACGGTAATCAAGGGGAATGTCCGCTATTCTGTTCCCCTTATATTTGCCGAAAGGCATGATTTCAATCGGGGCTTCTGCCCGAGCGTCTATCGCCCGTGTGTCTTCACGGGTGTAATGACCGATGTCCGAAATGGGTATGCCTGACAGAAGCCGCCCGCCCGTTCCGAACATTCGCCACATTTTACCCTGCTCAAACGTGATGTCTTCAACACGCCCGAAACGTTCAACATTGCCGCCGAGGTCAACAATCAAAGCGTCCGTTTTCTCGGGGTCAATACGTGTCGCACGTCCGATAATCTGATAATACAAGGCGATAGAAGCCGTAGAAACGCCTAAAACGATGCAGTCGATACCTGTATAGTCAAAGCCTGTCGAAAGCACTCTGACGTTAAATATGACCCGTATTTCGCCCGCCCTGAAACGTGCGATGACCTGAGAACGTTCCGTCTTATCCATTTCCCCGTAAATCACGGCTGAGTTTGGGTATTTCTTTGAAAGCGTTATGGCGTCCTCAACAGAGGGAACGAAGACAAGAATATGGCGGCGGTCTGAATGTCTGTCAAGGGCTTGAACAATCTGTTCAGATCCTCCGTTCGCATCATACGCCCGCTGAACGCTTTCTTCCGTGTATTCAGATTTTGAACTGTTGAAGACAAGAAGACTGCTGTCGAATCCCGCTGTCTCATATTGAAGCGGAGACCAAAAGCCGAGGCGAACCATTTCAGCCACCTGCCCGACATGAATGATGTCTTTGAAGAAGTTGCCTTTCTTTGAACGGGAGGTCAGCATGACAAGTTTTGAGAAGTTCTGCCCGTCCTTATCCCGGTTCGTTTGCAGCTTCACGGGGGTAGCCGTGATTCCGAGAACGTGGGTTATGCCGCTTTCTTTCAGGAAACGTCCGAGCATACTGTTAGCCTCACGGGGATAAAGGTGCGCTTCATCAATCAACATTTTTGTAAACCCGAGAGACTTGAATTTAGCCCCGAGGCTCTTTATTGAGCCTATCGTGGCGTAAGTTATATGGGCGATGTCCTTTCGCCCGAAACTTGCGCTGTAAATCCCCGCATTCAAGGCGAAATCCCCGCATAGCGAGCAATATTTCAAATAGTTTTGTTCGAGCAACTCTTTCGAGGGTTGAAGAACAATCATTTTATCGTTGCTGTTCTTTGCGACAAAAGCCGTCAGTATTGATTTCCCCCAAGCGGTCGGGAGAACAATCAAACTCGGCTTCGGTTTCTTTTCCGTGAAGAACTGAATAGCCTTGTTTATCGGCTCTGTTTGGTTTTCTCTGAGTGTTATCATATTTGAGAGAATAAAACTCCGTATTTAGGGCTAACCACGCATAACAGCAAGCGTTTGAAAACCTTTCGGATGTTCAACCCATGTACGGAGTTTATATCGTTGTTTAACTGTCTTTTCATTTCGGTTATTGCAAAGATAAGTGATTACATTGTACTCACTTCAAATCACGAAGATTTTTTTAAGGCTCTCAGAAAGTTCAGGCTTTGAAAGCGGCTGTTTCGCTTTCAGTTTCTTCACAAGGATATTTGCGAGGCGAACCTTGTTATAAGTCCGGGTGTCCTTTTCTTCAACCTGAACCCCGTCTTTCCATGCTTCGATATAGCTGATTATATCTTCCATTTGCTTATTTGAAATGATATACATAACCGTCTGACCTTTCTTTGTTGATTGAACCTTATTTTAACAGGAAGCGGCGTGCCCCCTGAACCTCCCTTGAGAACTCGGAAACCATTTCAGGGTGTGCGGCTTTGAAAGCCTTGTCATCAAACTTCATTGACGGCTTGGGGGCTTTCCATGTGGCGAGCGTCTGACCTCCGTAGCTGATAGCCTCTGCGTCTCCGAAGCCGAGTTTAATGCGTTCTTCCAACTCTGTCTTGATTTCATCAAGTTTATCCATCTCTTTCTTGACTTCTTTCAACTTTTGATAGTCTGAGAAAATAGCGTCATTCACTTCAACGATTTTCCCGTCCGTGTGACGGTTGAATTTCAGCAGAATGTCTTGAACCGATGTCGCTTCGGGTTCTTTCTTCCCCTGAATGTTGTCACGCCAAAACTTTTCAACTTCTTCAACTATCCATGCGTAGAAGTCAGGAACAAAAGACAGGTCTTTATAGCCGAACTCACGTCCTGAACAGAGCCAAGCCAAACTGCCCTCTTTCAATTCTGCAACCCCGAGTTGATATTGAACCTGACAGAACCAATGCTTCGGCAGATCGTCAGAGGAAATTTTCATTTGGGTGGTCTTACATTCCAAAACACCTTTGTTTGAAGCGTTCTTCTTTTCTCCTGCGAGCCAATATGTACGGTCAGGGCTGACCTGTAGATAGGGGCGTTCATTATTTCTTATCAGCCAGTCCCCGGCTGATGACTTGATTATTTCACGTCCCGTATCGTCATGCCAAAACTGCGCAACAGCGTCTTCGAGATAATGACCCGCTTTCATAGCAAAGGTCTCTGTTTTAGGTTCATCAAGACCAACCTTGCGTCTCCAAAGCTGATAAGGGGTTTCCCACGGGTTCAACCCGAGAATGGTTGCAACCTCACTGCTCCCGATACCTGACTTTCTGTGTTCAAGCCATTCGTTACGGTCTTTCGGTCTGATAATCGTGTAGCTCATTTTCTTTCCTCCTGCTCTTTTGCGTTCAATATTGATTTCATTAAAGACTCAGCCATGCTTAAAGCAGCAGCCCGTTTTAACAACTCACGTCCTTGCGGTTGTCTCATGAATCCGGCTAAGGCGTAAACGGCTTCTTCTTCATTTCCCATGATAGACCCGGTTTGACGTGAGCCTTCCCCGTTTTCGTCAGGCTCAGAGGCGATGACAATTACGGCGTGTCTCTTATCAGACTTTTCGATAAACTCTTGCGCTTCATTCTGAAAAGCGTTTACTTTCGATAAAAATTCGCTGTTATTTTTCGTTTCCATAAATTGTTGATATTTGAATGTTAAACATTTGTTGTTACTCACTTGCGGATAAGACAGAAGTCTGCCCAGATGTTGATGAACTGTTTCCCGCAGTAAACGGCGAGCGTGTCGCTCTTTAAGCAAAGGCGAGAACCGACGTTCGCATACGTACTCGAGGGGGCGTTATTCGAGTGCGCAAAGGCGAGACCCGCATAACCTGTTTGATAGTCGCCTGTTGACATTAAGCGGCGGTCTGTTTTTTCGTCTTCATCCATGTCTTTGATTTCTTTCTGAGTATAGAGCCAATACCAAGGATAATAACGCCATTCGTCCTCTGTGAATTGAGGCTCCCAGCCCTCGTTCAAGGCGGCGCAGATGATACGGAGTTTCATATAAGCGAGAATGTCTTCTTGGTCGTCAAACTCTTCATGCTTTATCCATGCGGTGTATGCGCTTACAAACGGGTGTTCTTCTCCAAGTTCACGGCAAGCGTCTTCAAAGGTTTTCACACGTTCTGTGATGTCTTTGGGCTTGAATGTATCTTCCCCGAAAACTTTGTGCATTTCGTTCTGAACCTGTTCTTTTGAAATAGCCGGGTAATTGGTTAATACCTGATAAAGTTCCCGCAAATCGTCTCTTTTGACTTCAATTACTTCTTTCATAATGTTTTACTTTTTAGATGTTGATGTTTTCTTTGACTTTTCTTCTTTGATTTCCCCCGTTTCAGGGTCAACGTTGGCGGGTATCTCTCCCGTTGCTTGTGCGATAGCCGCTGCCGCCTTGTCAGCCGCCGAAGCGGTCTTTTTATTGGCTTCTTCTTGTGCTTTGGCTTCAAGTTGTGGTTTGACAAAGGTTTCCTGAACGGTTGTCGTTCCCTCTTTGATAGCGTTCCAAGTGGCTCTAAGTTCAAACAGCTTTTCTTTGTCGATTTCTGCGATAGCCTTAATACCGAGATATTGGCAAATCATGGCTTCCGTCACACCCGCTTTTGCGAAGTTCGCCAAACAGTTCTTGCGTGATGTCTCAACGTCAATCGCCTGACCGAGCGCAACCTTTTTAACTTCATTGATGACACGTTTTGTAACGGCTTTCGGTATGACCGCCAAGACTGCGTTTCTGAAAGCGATTGAGGCGGCTGCGTTGCCTGTCACAACCTGCATGTCGTCACTGTATGTCTTACCCGTTTTCGTTGTTATCCGGCGGTCAACGGTCTTGCAAACGGCGAAGTTTGTTTCAAGGTCATGGCAGACAGCCTGAGCCGTGATTTTACGCCCGTCATTTCCGATGATGCGGGTCTGAACTCTCAGGTTTCCCCAAGCCCCTGCGATGATTTCTGCCATACGGATCGAAAGCCCTTCAATGGTGTTGTCATTACCGTTTGCGTCCTTTCTTCTGAGAACATAGAAGCAGTCTTCTGCCGTTTCCCTATCCATTGTGGCATAGGTGGCGATTTTGTTCAAGACTGTGTTCAGGTCACGGGGATATTGCTTCGCCGTGGCAATCTGAATGTCAATTTCTGACCGGGTAATTCCCGCAAGCATTTCAGCTTGTTTGATTTCAATAATGTCATTTTCCATAATGATGAAATTTGAAATGTGAATAATTTATTTAGTTAACTCTCAATGGCTTTGATAATACGATTTTGAACCATTCTTTGCCGTCAATCATAACGGGTTTCTCACTGACAAGAAAAGAGGCTGACTGTTGGGCTTTTGAAGCGTCAAGAATTTTGTTCGCGATGAACTTGTTGCTGAAATAAATCGTGCGTTCACAGTCTTTCGCATAGCCGCTGTTCTTTTTCTCTCTGAGGGCTAACCCGTTTTCTCCGGCGTTGAAGCATATATACCAATCTCCCGTCTTGCTGTCTTCGTCCTTTGCAAAATAGACGGTCTGTTCAACTGTGATTCCTTTCCCTTTTTTCAAGGTGTTTGAGAATGAAATATTCCCGGTTTTTCTGTTGATATAAACCGAGCGAACGCCTGTTCTTGCTGATGTCGTTCCGCTGTTGTTCTTGTCAAAAATTGTGAGTTTCATATTGCTGTTATTTTAGTTATGTTATTTTTATATTGATAAAACGTTAAGATATGTTATAGATGGGGGGGGGTAAAACGTTGCTTTACAGCGTGTTTCATGTTATTCAGTCTTTTTGCTATTGTGGCTGAGCTTTGCCCCGTGTAGTCTATCAAGCCTTGCCAAGTCATAGCCTGAAAGAATTTCAAATGAAATATCAGGTAGTCACTGGGCTTGAAATTGTATCTCACATATTCATCAACTTGTTTCGCCTGAATGTTCTCTGCCGGGGTTTGCCCAATTTCTTCTGGGTTTTCTTCATCAGAACGGAGAAGAACAAAGAACAAGGGGTCGGGGTGGGAATATCTGAACTCTGTGCTTAACTCACGTGCTAACATACGTCTGTATAGCTTGATGAACACGGGTTCAAAATCGAGTTCAATATCCTTTATCGTCAGGGCTTCCCGCATGGTCAGGTATGTTTCCTGAAAAGCGTCATCATCGAACATGGTTGAAGAAGCGATTCTTTCTTTCAACCTGTTGTGTTGGTTGATAATCCATGCGTCAAATATGTTTGCTGTTCGGTTATTCATGGCGGTGTCATTTATGGGTTGCCAAATAAGTTGTCGCCTGACTTTGAATTTCATTTTTTGTCGGAATGCGCTGGTCAAGCATCCATTCTTCCAATTCAGATTTTTTGAAATATAGCTTACGGTTCTTTTTGAAATACGGTATCTCCCGGTTGCTTGTCAGGCGGTAAAGGTGTCCTTTGCTCAATCCCGTGAACAAAATCGTTTCTTCAAAGTCAAGAACCGTTTTTGAACTGATAAGCGTCAACCGTGAAAGGTTGTCTATCTTTTCATTGAGTTGTTCCAAAGTGATTTCCATATTCAATCCTCCTGTATGCTTATTTCCGGTAAAAGACCCTTTTTTGAGAGCCATTTCCCGCATAGAATGCAACCTGAAAAACTTGTTATCGCAAGGGCTTTAATCAGAAAGAAATCGCCCAATGTCATACATACCTCGGGGGCTTCTTCTCCTGCGAGAACCATGAATGAAACCATTCCCCAAAGACCGAGAACGGTCATCAGCCCCCATTGAATAATTTTCTTTTTCATAATGACTTACAGTTTTCGATGTCAAACATTATCGCTTTCAATCCCGTTCTTACGATGTCTTGATATTTAATCAAGAGTTTTTGAAGACGGGCGTTTTCCGTGTTTATGGTCTTGTTAGCCGTTTCAAGAGCTTTGATATACTGTGCGTCAGACTGTCCGTTCCGGGAGACTGTAACCTCCGTGACGTGCGGTTCGGGAAAAAGCCATTCAAAAAGTTCTGTTTCTTTGACTGTAACGGTGCTCACAGTCTTTGTCGTTCTTTTTGTTGTCACAGTCTTTGTCTTTTCTGCCGCCGCTTTGGTCTCGTTTTTTCTCTTTTCAGCTTTGCGCTCCCAATACCTTTCCATGTACTTTTTATTGTACTCGGTCTTGATTTTTTGCGCCTCTTTACTTAGTGCCATTTATACCCCCTTTCTGCGCTTCCAATTTCTTCTCCACACGGCGGCGAATCAAGTAAATAGTTCCTGCGCTGTGTATGTTATATTTCTTCATCAGGTGTTCTGTTACGAGCGTTTTGCTCTGTCCTTCAACGGCAATCAGGGCGTTATACTCGTTATAAATAGCCAAGTCACGGGCTTCCCGTTCTGTTTGGCAAGGTGTCTTAAAAATCATTGTTCCCATATCGTCATTTGTTTGAAATTGCTTTTCTGTATGTCACGTCTTCCATACCATTTGATAGGGATAAAATGCGCATGAGTTCTTCAAGGTCTATTTCCTTGTTGCTTGCCTCGTCATCATCATTAGGGGTGCAGTCAAAGATGTTGTGTTTTTGGACGAAGGCATAGAGAATGTCTTTCATCAGGCGTTTTTTCTCTTTGTTGAACTGAGACTTGAAGAACGCAACCATGTCGGATATTTCGGCATATTCCAAATCTGTCAGGTCTATGTAGATTGTCTTCTTTGAAGCATTGTAAGTTGCCCCCTTAAATGCTTCACTCTTACTGCCGAGAACCGATAAAAAGACTTGAATGATAATCGTGCGTTCTTCTTTGTTCCTATACTTGAATGTCCTGCGTGAAGTCTTGTTTTCGCAGATGTCTTCAAGCGTCATACCGTATTTTCTCAGGTGTTCTTCAAGAAGACGGCGGGCGTTCTCTGCCTCCCCACCGCATCCCCGTTCTGCGAGAGCGAGAAGTTTTTTGAGTTTGTCCGTAATTCTTTCCATATCAAAAATTTACTTATCAGTTTATTCCGATTTTATTTATTATTTCGTATATTTGTCCGCAT